GTATAATACATACCCAAAAATAGGGTGAATGTGAGTATATTAAACCCAAATGCGACATCATTCAATAATATACCTGAACCAATTTGTTCAGTTAGACCACATAAATCATCCCCGCATTTTTGTGGTACAAAAAGAATTAAAAAGGAACCCATCAATACACGATATAGTTCCATAATAAGAGAACTATATACCCCAGTTTTTTGCTTGAAATCTTGATCGGACATGGTAGCATTCATATTTTCATATATACTTGGGCGTTTTTCGATGACTGGCTCCATACTATGCAGTAGATAATATCATATATAGCCTACATTTATTTATGTTGTTTTGTAAAATACATTACTCGAAATATAGTTTTGACCCCGAAAAGGGTTTAAATCGTGTATTTCATATCTCTTCATAAACGAAATGACTACTATATCACTACCCGAGAATTTTCGCGCAACTATTTGCGACTTTACCACTGATCTTTCTACCACTTTCCCTGAATATAAATATTTATGGGATAAATGGGCAAAGCCTGATACTACGGACGAGGAGTTTCAAACGTTATTCGCGCATTGTTCCAAAGTCTATCCTGAACGTTTTTTCGACATTTTAAACCAAGAATCTTCACTATTTAGTAGCGAAAATGCTGCAATAACTACTTTTTTACCTGACGTAGATTTCAAAATGCTCTATCATTGTGATGGGACTACTGAGCAAACGCGTGAAAGTATTTGGAAATATTTACAAGTTGTCTTGTTTTTGGTCGTTGGAAGCATGAAAGACAAAATGGATTTTGGTGACGCAGTCAATATGTTTGAAGACATGAACCAAGATGAACTCAATACCAAAATGGAGGCAGCGATGGAAAACATTGGTTCTTTTTTTCAAAAAATGGAGGAACCAACCACAGAAAGAACAATGGAAGAGGACTCAACTACCGACAATAAAACGTTTCGTGATTTAAAAGACCAATTTTCCGGAATTAATGAGCATCTTCGCGGAATGTTGGACGGAAAAATTGGTAAATTGGCGCAAGAATTGGCCGAAGATTTAGGAAATGATCTGGCTGGTACATTTGGACAAGATTTTGGTAACGCAACTTCAACCAAAGATGTTTTGGCGAAGCTCATGAAAAACCCTCAACAAATCACCGGATTAATGAAGAATGTTGGTGATAAATTGAATGCGAAGATGGCTTCTGGTGATATTTCTCGTGAAGAATTGATGAGTGAGGCAGGTGATATGATGCGCAAAATGAAGAACATGACTGGTGGTGATGGTGGGAACATGGGTGATATGTTTAAGAATTTAGCAAAAGGTATGGGTATGAATATGCCGAAGGGTGCTCAATTCGACCCCAATACCCTTGATCAAATGCAAAAGATGGTTCCTTCTACGCCAAATAGACTACAACAACAAAAAGAACAACAAGCAATGCAAATGAAGCGCGAAATGGAGGATCGTCAAGTGGCCTACGACAAATTTATGGCGGAAAATCCCAATATCTTTAACACTGATGACCCAAATAGTTTGGTTTATCGTTTAGAGGGAGAAAAACAGGAGAAATCGTCTATCCATGGACCCTCATCTGAAAAGGTTTCGGTCAGCAAGAAGAAGCGCATGAAGAAAAAGGCCAAGAAGATGGAAGCTACTTTGGAGAATTAAGGTAGAGGGTTTTACATGCTTCGTTTGGTATAAAGGGATAGAATAATAGTGATGTTGTATATAGAATGCAAATAACCAAATATCTTGATATCCGCGCATTTTTAGTGAGTTTTGCAATAGGTATGTTCTTCGTGTATTCTACATTTGATGATCGTCGTAAGATTTATGTTTATCCAACCCCGGAAAATGTAGAACACGTTCTTTACAAAGATGAAGGAGACCAATGCTTTGCTTTTCATGAAAAGGAGGTGAAATGTCCCACTACACCGGGACAAATTGCAAAACCACCTGTACAGGTTAAATAATCACCCCCATTGTTTCTTTTTCGGTTTGGAAAAATACTCCTTTATAGTATAGTTTTTGTAGTCTATACTATGAACTTCGCACGATTATTACATACTCCTTTAGGGAAAATATTTATTTCTATTTTACTTGGACTTGGGATGGCTACTTTATTTCGAAAAGTGTGCAATGATAAGAACTGTATTTTATTCAAAGGTCCCGTTTTAGGAGATATTGACGGAAAAATTTATCAATATGGAGAACAATGTTATACTTATGACTATTCAGCCACTCCTTGCGACAAAACAAAAAAAATAGTAGATTTGACTTCATAAATCGAGATTTATGTGCGCTCATTATTCCATGATTAGATGGTGGAATAATGTATAGTTTTATGTCCAATTCTACGACGAGTATTGCCGAACTTCCGGAAAATATTACCATGCAAGTACAACAACCCATATACCAAGCAACTGGTTCTTCCATGCAACAGCAAATACCCCAACAAATGCAGGGCAATATGTCTCAACAATCGCCACAAAATCAACAGATGCAAGGTGGGGACATGGGTCAAAATAATTATGTACCGATCAATATACATCCCAATCCATATGGGAATGGATCACCCGAACAATCGCCAGATGGACTACCTTTACCCGAACCTTCTCCACAGCGGGGACATCAAGAAGAACCTCAACACGCTCTTCCATCGCGTGATATACCCATGAATACATTGGATTACCAACAAGACGATACGGCTCGTCCCAATCATGTTCCTCAAGTAAAACTTACATCAGATTACATTCGTGAATATGAAGCAGCGAGTGAGAAGGCATTAATGAATCACGAACAAACCAAATATCGTGAGGCTGCGGCCCAAGATTGGTTTAGCCAACTACAAACCCCCATTTTTGTAGGCATTTTGTATTTTATTTTTCAAATGCCTATTATGAATACACTTTTGCGTAAATATTTTACATTTATGACTATTTATCACGAAGACGGGAATTTCAATTTCATGGGACTTGTACTGAAAAGTGCATTGTTTGGATCGCTCTTTTACAGTATGGAAACAATTGCCTACAAAATAAGTAATATATAATAGCAATTCAGCTTATGTGCTACGCACAATAAGAAGCCCATTGCAATAAATCAAACACATTATCTAATCATATTATAGTTGTTTTATAACATGATGTCCAAGATTTTACCCAAACACTTCCGAAAAATGCGCAAATTGTACATTTTGATTATGGGTTGTATTTTAGTATCCATCGCATTCTACTTATTACCCATACCAGATTGTCTTAAATGGACCCAATGGTTTCGAGAGAATAATGGATTTGATGTTCAAGAAAAAGAACCCAATATGGAATATTTGAATAGCGTTGTGAAAGAACATCATGAAAAATCGAAATTTCCTTATCGTTATTTGACGAATGAACATGGAAACATGGTACCCATCGTTCTCATTTCAGCATTTTTTCGAGACGATGATGCACGAGATACATACCAAGAATATTTAGATAATGGTATTCGAGTTGCGGGAATTACCGCGTATAAGTCCTTTCCAAAACAAATTGATGATGCGAGTGAAGACAAATATCATCATAGTGACGGATTTCAATATACCAAGAAAATTAAGAATTGGATGTGTTGCTTCATGAATCCAGGTCAATATGGTTTGTCGTCAAACACACACAATTTGGCGAATATTAGCGAATCTGATTTTTACAATGTGGATGAAGAACCGAGAAAAGAGAAAAAATATGATATTTTGTATGTGTGTTTGAAGGATCACGGTGATAAATGTCCAAGAGATGGATGGAACGCGATTAATCGCAATTTCGATCTTGCTGAAAAATGTTTGCCCATTTTAATCAACGAACTCGGTCTTCGCGTTCTCGCAGTAGGTCGTACCGGATGTGGTCTCGAAGAAAAATACGGCGATAAAATCACCACTACCGATTTTTTACCCTATAATGAATTTCAAGACAAAATTCGCGAATGCAAAATTCTGTTTATGCCCAATGTATATGATGCTTCGCCACGCGTGGTTCCTGAATGCATTACAAAAGGCGTCCCTGTTTTGATGAACAAATCCATTTTATGTGGGACGAAATATATTACTCCCGAAACAGGAGAACTTTTTACAGATGAACACGACGTAAAAGATGCACTTCAAAAACTATTGTCCAAGAAAGACAAAATGCATCCCGAAAAGTGGTGGAAGAAACATTATGGACGACAAAGAATGGGTGAGAAAATGCGGGATTTTTTCGATACATGCTATCCTGGGTTACTAAATAATACGAAAGAAGTGTATTTTTAATGGTCTGAATTATATATGTATTATCAACAATCGCCCCCTTCACCCATATTGATTTTCATATAATTTAAATGGTCCGAAATACTCGTGCATTTTGTAGGAGAACATGCATCTGAACATTGAGGGTCTTCCTTATTGTCTCCGTCACTACATATTGTGTATTCTGTATTTGGTTCATTAAACCATACTTCCTGTGAAACATGATAATAATCCAGGAAATTCTCCGGTACATGGGGAACCACGTCATAATAATGCGTCACTCGCGTGCTCGATATTCCATATTGACTAAATTTATCGACAAAAGGTGCGTTCCCAACACGCGGGGAACCAAATGTAGTCAATGATAATATTTTATAGGGTTCATTATGGTATTTTACATCAAATGCATTAATAGTCGCTAATGCTGCACCTAATGAATGACCTGTGATAAACAACTTGTTTGTACTATATTTATCAGCCAAAATCTCTACCACAGAATACACATCCTGTTTCAAGGATTGAAACAAGTTGTAAAAACCCTTTTCCAATGCGATGTTTTCGTCACTATTATTGTAGGGATAAATCTTGGACACTTGTAGATTCGAAACCCAATTTTGTATGTTTTCTGAACCACGATAGCCAATAAAAATAGCGCCATATTCTTGATTGTATCCAAGAATAACCTGCATTCCACTTTTATCAATCCTTTTTTCATAATCATTATTCGCATCACATGTAATACAATTCCATTCACTGACTGGGGTCATACAATAGGCGGCCTGTGAAATATTCACTGCAACTTGCGTTTGATGTTGGTCATAGGCAAATAACATGGGTAAAAAGGGAATAACTCCCATTAAAAGTGTGTGTAGTGAAAACATATTATAATAACACTATATTTTTGTTTATATGATGTCTAATAATAAATACAAAATTGAATGTTTTTTGTTTGTTAAGCATTAATTATCCCCAATATATAAATATTAAAATGGAACAAACACGCAATAAATTCCCTCATGACCAAGACAATCGCATTCAAAAATTGTATTATGATGTAAATATTCATACCATTTTCAATAGAACGAAACTGCAAAATGTTAAAAATAAATTTTGGAAATATGAAAAATATTTAAATAAAAAATATTTCAATGA